GATGCTTACCCAAAGAAATGATTTCACCGACATTGGCTAACGCTTCTGCCTTGGCTGAATCACTTACTTGGCGAACATCTACTTTTACTTCTTCAGTCATAGTAGTCACCTTATTAGTGTTTAGAGTTTTTTCTACGGATCGGCCAACGCCAACGAATTTAGAGGAATCAGCAGGAATGCTGACAATCGATGCTTCCATCGGTGTCCAACTAGCCCTGTAATACTCCTTTCCTTCGCCGTCTTTGGCACGAACCATCTTTGTGACGCTATAACCGACAGAAATATTTTGCTTAATTCCTTTCGAAACGTCAGTAAAAACCTCTTGAGCCAAGGCTGAATTGCCAAATTCAACCAACGCAACAGTACGCCGCTGCGTCTCGTCAAGGTAAAACGATCTCACCACACCTATCTGTTCATCCATTTTATGGTTGTTCAGAAGTGGAGCGCGACCAGAAGCCATAAATTCCATATTTATGTCTTCTTTATTATGGCTCAGAACCTCTAAGCCAAAATCTCGTTCAACTGGCGTCTCTGATGAAACACCAATTCGGACAATCCTTTTTTCCTCGTCAATAGCTCCGCGAGAAAGGTCGATTGTCCTATAAATTACTTTGTCAGATACCATATCACGGGCCATTGCCTGATATTCTTCATCGTCGGCTTCTGCTGTTGCTTCCACAACTTCTTCAACAGCTTCTTCTTCAGTATCTTCAACAACTTCCATATCGTCTTTTCTGAACTCGACGATAAAGCTGTCTTCGGTTTCTTCAACCCCTATAACGTGTCTTTCCATTTTAATTACCTCTTGTTCAGGCTCAATAGTATCAGATTTGTCAATAGATTCAGACCATCTTTCATCTTTTTTCATCTGTTCAACAAGTCTTTTTGACCAGCTGAACCCAGCATCACCACCCCAAAGCGCCCAAGCTATCCGTCCGTTTGACGGGTATCCTTCTTCGCCTTGCTTAAAGCCTTCACCTTGCTTGTCTACTTCATGCCGTGAAAAGTATGAATACATCCTTTTAACAGTAGAATCTGACAGATCTTTGTCGTTAACGATGTCTCTGGCTCTGGCAATTCCGACTTCTGTACCACCTCTGCCGAACTCACGCCGCCAATCAAGACCGCGTTGGGCTTCTTCCTTCATTCCGCTATTCGGCTTCGGCATCGTCTCGGCCTTGAACATCTGCGTCAACTGGCATCTTCATTCCGAACGGTTGGAACGCTGTCTTCACGCCATACTGTTCAGCAAGTTTCTGTTCGCGTTCGTGCTGCTCAAAAAGTTCTTCAACATCACGTCCATAGTTAGCTTCGATGTCTTGATAGGTCACAATCCCGTTCTGAAGGCCAGCAATGTTAGCTTGCATTTCCTTCTGCGGATCTACCCAACCCCAACTGCGAGGAATGTAAGAAACGCCATCTGCGAATTTGTCGTACTTTACAATCGGAAGGTTAATGCTTCTGGTCATTGCATTCTTGAGCCAGCTTCTAAAGATAGGCTCCATGAAATGCTCGATCATGAACTTCTGAAGCATTCTGTACTGATCTCGATCCTCTAAACTACCAGCCCGCAAGGATGAATAGTTGACGCTAGAAAGATCGTTTGAGATTGAATGGTATGAAATATTCAACCCTGACGCGATGCTTCTAAGAATAGCTGTGCTGAAACTTTCAAACGCTGTAGTAGGATGCGCTGGGTCGAACGCTTTAAAATCCATCCCAGCAGGGAGCTGCTCAAATGTCGCGGGTTCTGCTGACATGATCGGCGTGTATTCATCCTGAACATCTTCACCAACATAACCATCACCAGCAGGACTGGTAAAGAAACCCATCTTCGCAGATGCAACCCTAGCAGCGGTGATCTCAGCTTCATAATACCCGTTCAACATTTTGATATTGCCCATCACGGGCGCTACAAACGGATAACCACGGGTCTGCTCAGGTCTTTGTCGGACAAAAGCATGAATGACTTCTTCTGCTGGGACTCTAATCGTCTCATTGCTTTGGCTTAAACCTAAATCATTCGGATGGTTCTTATACAAGTGATATGCAACAGGCTTTCGCTTGTCGTTAATCTCAACGCCCATAACGACCTTATTGCCGTTCGTGTAGATCTCGTTCTTGGTGTCGTTAAGGTGATCAGCTTCAAGAAACTCAATCTTGTAACCAAAGTCACTTGTAGGATCGGTGATTTGACGGATTAAAACCTCACCATCACGGGCCAGAGCCTCGATAAACATCCTTTGACAGTCGATCAAAGACATCTGACCATCAACTGTGCAATTTCCTTTCTTGGCCCACTTCTTCCAAGCTGCTTCAATCGTTGAATTCGCAATCGTATCAAGACTGCCATCAGCATCACGGGACTTGGCATTTACTCTAATGCCGTTATGTCCGACCACGTTAGACGTTAGAAGGTTTAGATATCTTGCGACATAAGCGTCATTTCGTGACAATTCACGGCTTCTATTTCTCAACGTGACCAGTGCTTGCCTTAGTTCCTGATCTGCTGAAGCTGATGAACTAAAAAAGTCGGCAAATAACCGACCACCTTGAGCGCCTTTAAACGATCTTTGTAATTTGACCGCCTTGCGAACCTCTTTACGTTTAAACGGATTCCAAGCCATTAAAATCTTACTCCGATTAGGTTGCCGCTCGGCTTCTTGTTACGGATTCGAGCCTTCTTGACTTCTTCGTTGTATTCGGCGCGGTATCTATCTCTGACGGTGAATAGCTCATCGATAGACATCCTAGAAAGGCTTCTGCCAGCGATACTGAATGAACTTTGGTCGATAGTAGCCCTGTTCTCAATAACAGCCTGAACAGCGTCTAAGACCTTTTTGGCGTGTGTCCTAAGATCTGCGTTTGTGTCTGCGTAGTTAGCAACCAGGCTTGTCAAACCGTTATCAACTGCGACTCTTTCTGAATCAGAAGTCCTTGTGATGAACGCATACCACTTATACTGATGGGCGTTATAGTTCGCTGTAGTAGATGAATCGACTTCTACGATATAGGCTGTAGTCGTTTCTGAAGCCGTAATAGTGAACTGATGATTACCACCGCCGCCAGTTTCACAATGAAATTCATACGTTAAAGCGTACTGGTCTGTCGGATAATCCGTAACAAGGTCAGGACGTTGCCAAACCCAACGATCACCAACAACTAAAGTCTCAGGTTCTTGGCTTGGGTAATTCTCACTATCAAAAAGGTTAGCCATTCTATCGCCATGCGTTAGTGTAATTTTGTCGCGGCCTTCTTTGCACAGGTCTCCTTTGAACAGGAGCTAAATCAGGCTCGACTTCTTCAACCAATTCTGGTTTTTCCGATTTTGCCTGAATCCTAGCCGCAATGCTATTGACATTCGCGTTGATTATACTATATGCGCACCAACTGTACACCATGCAATCCAGCGATTCATTCCTTGGGCGGATTTTCTGAAATACCCGCTTTTTATATCCTCTAACGAATCTGGTAACGATCTTCTCAGCCGTAAGCTGTCGGAAGTATTCATCGTTTAGAATGTCTGAGAAATGAACGAACCCAGCGCCTTCTTCTTGAATTCTTAGCCTCGCAAAGATCATATCTTTAGCGGTATCAACTCCGACTGGGAACAATCGGCATCTGACAGTGTTATTCCTTGAAGGCTTTCCAGCTATGGGTCTGCCTTCACCACCCACACCCTTGACCGCGAAGACCCTGCGACCGAAGTTCTTGTTGGCGTACTGATAGACCGTGTTGGTAAAGTGACCGCCAGAGTCGATTGCTGTGGCTCTGATAGCCAATTCTCTGCCGTCTTCTGTTTCAAATGTACGCGATATCTGGGAATCTAGCGCACTCCACAATTGAGGTGTAGACGGATCACCATACATTATCTGATGATCTATAACCCAAGATTCCTCATCTTTCCCAATTCCCATAAACGTCATTTCTAGTCGGTCGTCCTGAACGTCAACGCCCGCGACAATCAAAATAACCCCTTCAGGCACTTTGTCGAAATGTTCTTTCCTTTCCATCAGGTTCAACTCGCTGACAGATTCTCCTGCGTCCTCCCAGACTTCCCCTAAATATGTATTCGTCCAGACTTTAAGTTGTTCTGGGTTCTTCTTGACCGCTAAGAATTCCCTAACGCCGTCAGCCAATGGTGTCCAAGGTGAATACAGTCCTGATATCTTGAAGCCAGCAATGCCTTTAAAGTCTTCTTGAGCTACCCAACGACCGTTCCTGATAGACCATCTTCTATCAGCATCAGACCAAAGAACCCCGCACTCGTCACATAAGTATTGAGCCGTATCGGGATCTTGGTCAGTCCATCGGACGCTTGCCCATTTTAACGTCTGCTCATGGTCGCAATGCTTGCAAGGAATAAAATATTCACGCTGATCAGATCCTTCATAGGCATCTTCTATTCTTGAGACACCCTTGATCGTCGGGGTCGATACCATGATGATCTTGCGGTTCCAGAAAGTAGA